TATTTTTGAATTTAATAATAAAGATAATAATAATTCTAATATTATTAATAAAGAATTAGGTTCTGTTGATATTATTTATAATAATAATAATCAAATATTTAGTATGATTGATGATAATCAAAATAATTTATTCTGTTCTTTTAATAATGTTAATGAAACTAATAATAAAAATAATAAAAATATTTCTGTTTCTGAAATAAATGAATGGAAAAAAACTAAAAATAATAAAGTTTATAATACAGATATAGATGAATATTTAAAACAAAGAGAACAAGAAGATATTAAACTTAAAGAAGAACTAGATAAAAGTTTAAAATTAAAAAAACTTAATAAAAATTAATAAAAAAATTAAAAAGAATTATAACCAATATTAAATAATTCTTTTTTTTCATTATCAGTAATATTCCATTTACAATATTCCTTCGGTATTTTTATTTTTATTGTATAATCCTTATATATCTCCATCTTATTATTTAATAATCCTTTTATCGCCGTTTGTATCACTCTTACTACATATGACTGCATATCCTCAAAATTTTCTATTATCTTTATTTCTTCATCCAAAAATATACCTATTACATCTTCTAATCTATCTTTAAAATAATCTATCGGATAATTATTTATAATGGCTCCATCCACCCATACTTTATTATTATATATCACCGGTCTAAATATTATTGGTATTGACATTGTTATCTGTAATGCTATTATTACTTCCATTTCTGGTGTTGTATCTACTGAAAAATAATATAATTTCATATCATTTAAACATACACCCGTTAATATTAACTTTTTTTTTGTTAATAAATATAATTCTCTAAATGTTATATTTCTATTTATCTTTTTCTCTCTCATAAATGCTTTTATTATTATCATAAATGGTTCTGATGAATTTAATCCTATATGTGTTTCATCTTCTAATAAACATTCTAAATCTATTTTTACTAATAAATCATAATCTATATTACTTGTTATATCATATATATCGTGTGGTGAATATCCTATATTTAATATAAATGCTATTAACCCTCCTACAGATGTTCCACATAATATTTCTGGATTTACTATTATCTTTTTTTCTATTAATTTCTGTATTGCTCCTAATGCACAAAATCCTTTTATACCTCCTCCACTTATTATTATTATATTCCTCCTTATACCCTTGTATATTTCTATTTCTTCCATTTTTTTCTTTTTATTTTATATGATTATTTTATTTTTATTATTTTATATAATAATTTTATTATGGATAATCTTAACATTAATAATCTTTTTGATATAGAAGTTATTAATAATGATAATAATTTAAATAATGAATTAGATGTTAATAACATCGCTAAATTATCTAACTTCGAAAATATTAATCTATCTGAAAAATTTATTATTGATAAACTTAAAAATATTAATAAAGAAGAAATTTCTAATCTTAAAAAAATTTATGATATTAAATATAAAGAATGTCTTCTTAAAATTAATAATGCAATCGATTTAGGTCTTACTGATGTATTTTATAAAATTACTGATGGACATTTTGGCATCAAATCTTATAATTCTCATTCTTGTTTAGTTTATATCCAACTTAAATTAAGAAAAAATAAATTCGAAACTATCATTCTTAATAAAAATTCTATGTTTATATCTTGGAAAAATACTAATAACTCTATCAAAAATAATATTCTTGATAATGTCGCAAAAAATTTTAATAATAATAATAATAATAATAATAATAATAATTTAGATAATAAATCTAATAAATCTAATATTTCTAATATTTCTAATATTTCTAACATATCTATTAATTCTATATTCAATAATTAAATTTTTATCTTCTTATTCTTATCATTATATCTACCACCAATAATACTATCAAAAAACTTACTCCTATTGTCATCATATTTAATTCTATTACTATATTTTTATTATCTCTATTCTCTTTATTATCTTTATTCTCTCTATTCATTATATTCATTATCTTCTTTACTAAATCATCTTCACTATTTACTATATTGCTAAATCCCTCTATTCTCTCTTCTTTTATATTATTATTATTATTAGTATTAGTATTATTATTAGTATTATTATTATTATTAGTATTATTATTAGTATTAGTATTATTGATACTAGTAATATTATTATTTTTATTAAAATTAGATACAATATTATTAAGATGTGAATCTAGAGATATATTATCTAATGAGTTATTATCAATGTTAGAGTTAATATTATTGGGATTATATTCTTGTTTTTTAATTTTATTAATTTCATATTTACAAGTAGGACATTTTTCGATATGATTAATAACCATATTTAATTTTTTTTTATTTGGTTCTAAATTAGGTTTTAAAATACAATTTACACATTCTCTATGAGTTAAGGGTTTATTAATAACTTTATCATAATTATTAATAATTAAATTATTTTCAGAAGTATTATCTAAATTATCAGTTGTATAATTATCTCTTAACTTTATTAAATGTTCTATTTGCTTATTATCTTTAATTGGAATATTATTTATAGTTTCATATTTTCCTTTTTTAAAATTAGGTTTATCTTCTATATTATTTATTACAGAAGCTACTTCATTCGCATATTTATTCTCATTAAATTCTTCACCAAATTTATTATTTATATCATTAAAAGCGTCATTTATTTCTGAATAGTAAAACATTTTTATATATTAATTTAAGATATTATATTTTATAAAATATTTAATGTGTTTTTTTTAATTATAAACAATATAAATTAATTATAATACATTAATAATTATGGCTAGTGAAACCAGTGAAGATAATATTTCTTTTAGTTCTAATAAAAATAATAATAAACCTAAATTTACCTATTCTACTGATTATCATCCTGAATTTTTTCAAGATTCTAATAAAATGATTCCAGAAGATCAACGTGTCCCTTATCTTAAACAATCTTATAATAATAATAATTCTATTAATAATAATAACTCTATCAATAATAATAACTCTATCAATAATAATTCTAATAATAATAATTCTAATAATAATGATGAAGAAGATTTAAATGAATTTATAGATAATAATAATAATAATTCTATTAATAATAATTCTATTAATAATTCTAATAATAATAATATTCCAAATTTATATAATAATAATAATAATTTTTTTGCGACAGCAATAAAAGATAATAATAATGATAATAATAATAATAATAATAATAATAATAATCAAGAAGAAGATGATGATTATAATACATTATCAGATACAAAGAAAATATTGAAGAGATTGGATATATTGAGAAAATTAGGTGAATTATCAAAATATGGAGTTAAGTTATCACAAAATTATAATATTAATAGCGATTATTTTACTATGAAATATGAATATGAATTACATAGAAGTATTCGTGCAAAACAAAATAGTGTTAATTGGATGTCAAGTATTATGCTTAATGCTATTTATGGATTAGAAATTTTAAATGATAAATATAATCCTTTTGAACTTAAATTAACTGGTTGGGCTGAACAAATTAATGCAGATATGACTAATTATTATGATGTTTTTGGTGAAATATACGAAAAATATAATAAACCTGGAAAAAATATGTCTCCAGAATTAAAATTAGTTTTTATGCTCGGTGGTAGTGCTCTTAAATTCCATCTTAATAATGCTCTCCTTTCTAATCCTAAGTCTCTAAATAATAATAATAATACTAATAATAATTTAAATAATAATATAAATCCATTAAGACCAGTTCAAAATCCAAATTATCCAGTTCCTCAACCACAACAAGATAATGCTTTATTAGAAAAATTAAGACAACAAGCAATAATAGATAGAATGAAACAAGAAAAAGAAGCATTACAAGCTAAAACTAATTTAGAACATGAACAAGCTATTCAACAAATGAAAGATCTTGCTTTTTTACAACAAAAAAAAGAAGAACAAGATAAAATTAATCTTGAAAAAAATAAACAACTTCAAGAACTTCAACAAATTAAAAATTTTCTAGAAACTAACGAACAAACTAAACCAAATCCAGATAATTTAAGAAAAGAAAATATTATTAACCAACTTAATGATATCAAAAATAAAGTTAATAATGTTAATAATATTAAAAAGAAAAAAGATGGCTTAAGTGTTGATACTTCTTCTTCTTCTTCTAAAAAATCAGAAACTTCTGTCGTTGAATCTTTAGGCAAAAATAATAAAGCACAACTTCTTTCTAGAGATACTATCGATCAAGAAACTTCAGATCTTAAACCAGAAAATAAAAGTAATGTCTCTAAATCCACCTTCTCTAGACGTAGATATAAAAGAGGAATAAGTATAGCTACCTAACATTTTTTATTATATCACTCTTGTTATATTTATAATTTAACTAGCTATAGGTACTTGTTGCATTACTACTTGCTGTGTTTCTGGAATTTGTGTGGTTACCGGAACTTGTTGCATTACTACTTGTTGTGTTTCTGGAATTTGTGTGGTTACCGGAACTTGTTGCATTACTACTTGTGGAGTTGTTTGAATTGGTTGCATTACTACTTGTGGAGTTGTTTGAATTGGTTGCATTACTACTTGTGGAATGGTGGTTGTAATTGATTCTATTGGAACTTCTGGAACTTGAGAAACTTGAGGAACTTGAGTAATTTGAGGAACTTGAGTAATTTGAGAAACTTGAGGAACTTGAGTAATTTGAGGAACTTGTTGCATAACAGGTTGAGAAATAATATTTTGTGGAATATTTTGTGGACAAGGAGTACATTGTGGACAAGGGCAACCAGTGCAACGCATAGCGATAGCATTATTAATTTTATTATTAGCATTAAGAGCCATAGCATTAACTTTATTAAATCCAACTTGTAATTTAGATGAGGCATTTTTAGCCATAGATGTTGTAGATGTTTTAGCTTTAGCGGCAACAGCAGAAAGACTGGATAAAAAGCCGGCACCATTTTGAATAATATTATTATTATTATATTTATAGTTATAATGATTAAAAAAGTTATGAATAAATGAATTAAAATCATTTTCATTAGTAAATTTATGTTTAATATTAGATATTGGAAGTGAGGTGTTATTAAAGTTATTATATTTAATAGCCTTTCTTAATAATATTAAATCAGATTTTGACATTATATATAAATATATTAATAAAAAAAATTGAAATTTATAAAAAGCATATAAATTACTATTTTTTTATAATAAAAAAAATTGAAATTTTAAGATTATATAAGAAATAAATATTATAGTATATATAAATGAGTAATATAAGCAATAATGATATTTTGAATGAAATCGATATATCTAAAATTAATATTAATGATAAGAAAAAGAGGGGTAGACCAAGAAAAAATATTAATAATGGGAATAATAATAAAAACAAAATATACAAAACAGAAATAGATAATGATGAAATAATATTACATTTACCAATATCCAGAAAAGATTTAAATAATGATGAAGATAATGATAATAATGATGAAGATGATAATAATGATGATATAAATAATAAATCAAGTGATAATGTGAGTATAGAAATGGAGAATAGTATATATATAAATAAAATGAAAAAATTGATACAAGAAAATGAAGAATTAAAAAAATATATGACAGAAATAACACCAATGTATTATACAGAAATAAAAACAATGCCAATGGATTTAAATTTATTTGATATAAATAATGATAAAATAACACCAAAAAAGACTAATTTATGTTGTTGGTGGTGTACATATAATTTTGATTGTATACCAACTTATTTACCAGATAAATATTCAAATAATAAATTTTATGTGATGGGCTGTTTTTGTTCATTTAATTGTGCTTGTGCATATAATTTAAATATGAATGACAATAAAATAAATGAAAGATATACACTATTAAAACAATTATATTATTTTATTAATAAAGATAATATTAGAAATTATAATGATATTAATATTAATCCATCTCCTCCTAGAGAAATTTTAGAAAAATTTGGCGGTAAATTTACTATTGATCAATATAGAAAAAATGCAAAAATTTTAGGTAAAGAATACCATATTTTATATCCACCATTTATTCCTTTAAGTATGGCGGTTGAAGAAATTAACAACACTAATGCTCTTAAAAATAAAAAAATTAAAATTGGTAATACTAAATATTAACTTTTTATTTATTTTTTTTTATTTTATTTATTTTTATTTTATATATAAATAAAAATGTCTAAAGAATATGAAGCTAAATTTTTAGATATTAATCCCGAAGAATTAAGAACTAAATTAAAAAAATTAGGTGCTAAAATAGTTCATGAAAGAAAAAGATATGTACGTTTAATTTTTCAAAGATGTAATAATAATGTTAGAGGATATGCCAGAATCCGAGATGAAAATGGAATTATAACTATGACTGTTAAAGTTTATACCGATCCAAAATTTCCTGAAGAATATGAAGTTATTATTAAAAATGATTTTGAAACCGGTTCTAATTTCTTAAAGGCTCTAGGTTTAGAACAAAAAGCATTCCAAGAAACTTATAGAGAAAAATGGTCACATCCTCTTGTCCACGAAATTACTTTTGATGACATCCCTGGATTACCTACCTATATGGAAATTGATTGTACGGGTGAAGATAATCTTAAAAAAATGATTTCTCTTTTGGAATTAGATGAATCTAAAATGAGATTTGGTGCTTTTGATGCTACATTTAATGAATATTATGATATTCCTAAAGACGAAATCAATAATCAAACTCCATCATTAACTTTCAAAAATATTATTAATGAAATAAAACCAAGAAAAAATATAGAATTATTGGAAAAATTACAAAAATCTTATAATTCTAATTCTTCAACTGGTGGAAAATTAAGTAGAATATTATCTAAAAGCGAAAAAAATATTATCAATAATATTAAATCTAAAAAATCATC